ATGAATTTTTAGGGCGTGTCGTGAGACACGCCCTGATATAATAAACAATGAAACCAAAGAAATGAGGTAAAACAATGAAACCGTCAGAATACTTTCATGATAGAGTCGAAACATACTTGACGTGTCTGTCTGATAGGGCGCTCAACGCAGGAATCGACGTGGTGAGCGACATAATCGTGCTTGATACCGCGGCCCCATACACAGCCAAGGACTATCAGTGTGCGCTTGAAGCATGGTTGCAAGGACGCCACGACGTATGGCAGAGTCGCATAGCCGCATACAGTGCGAACCCGACAAACGAAAACCTTGCGGTTGTAGCCGAACTCGCAATCCACGAACACACCCCCCACACACAGAGTGACTACGACGACATCGTTGAACGCGCATACCGGCTCGCAATAGACGAAACGCTAATCGAAAACGAACTCGAAAAAAGGAGGAACAATGGCGAACGATAAACGACACGACGTGCTAAGCCGAATCGCCGAAGTACAACAGTCCGTCGAAGCAGTGAAACGCACCACCGAGGGATACGGGTACAAGTACGCCACACTGAACGACATCTGGCAACTCATCAAGAACAGCATGGCGGAACACGGCTTAGGATGGACAGCCGTCTGCTCAAGCGAGATAGTCGGCGCCGACACGGACATGCCAACCGTCTACAACACGCTCACAATCGCGGTCTACGAGTCAACGCATGAGTTGGAAAACCTCATGGACATGGTGAAGCATGGCGAGGCGGTCAGCAGCAGCTACACGTATCCGGCAGCCGCGGCCCAACAAGTAGGCAGCTTCGAAACCTACTATCGACGCTACGGGCTAATCCACCTGCTTGGACTCACCACAGTGATGGACGACGACGGAAAAACAGCCGCCCCCCTCCCACGCCCCTCCCTCACGGAAGAATTCAACTAGAAACAGAAAGGAAAAAACAATGGCAAACGACATGATTGAAATCGAAGCGGTAGGCGAAATCCGATTCGTCCACATCAAAGACAAGTATCAGTCCGACGCGGCGAAACAGCGCGGCATCGAACCGAACTACCAACTGCAGCTCTCGTTCCCGAAGAACGGTGACGTGCATAAGGAACTCGTCGCGTCCGCCAGACAGTTGGGCGTGCGCGCCAATGGCGACAACCTGCGTTACAAGGACGGTGACTTGATAACTCTCAAGGACGGAACCCAGCCGCAGCGCGGCAAGTGGCTCGTCAACCTATCGTCCAAGTGGAAGCCCAGCATCGTTGACCAGAATGCCAACGACGTCGAACTGACCGAAGAGCCGGGCGACGGCACGCTCGCCAACGTCGCGTTCAAAATCGGCAACACCAAGGAAGGCAAGCTCACATACTTCCTGACCGGTGTGCAGCTGCTTCGTGTCGAAAAGAACAACACCCCCGCCCCCCACAAGTTCGGCGCGTACACGCAGTTGACCGTCGGCGATGAGGGTGTGGAAGAGCCGGAACCGGAATTCTAACCGGCCATGAACGCGCCAATCCACTACAGTGACGAAGACATGATTGACGCGCTCACCACGTGCATGAACATCAGCCAAGCCGCGAAGGCACTTGGAGTGTCCCGTGGCTGGCTGTTCCCTCATGCGAAACGGTTGGAGCGTGAAGGCAGAATCCTGCCGAAGTCAATCATGCCCGCATATTTCAGACCGAAGGAAAACAAATGACGAAATTCCTAACCACCCCCCCCGACGATAGTCGGGTAGACACCGTGTTCAATGCGATGCTCAAATGCAATCTAGGCAGATGGGCCGAATACCGTTCATACAAGAAACGTACCACCGCGAACGTCATCGCCTATCATATCCGCAAACATATCACCGCATGGACGGAACCAAACGTCGATTACGCCACGGTCACACGTCGCAAGTCGGACGGAACATACGCGGTATGGGTCAGCGCGGTCAGAGTCAGGGAGGACGCCAATGACGAAACTGAATAACCACAGTCAGGAACCATTGGAGTCGGCCATCCAGAACCGTCTCATCAGAATCTTGGAGCAGCAAGGATGGTACGTGCAGAAAACGGAAGGACGCTCACGCAACGGATTTCCCGACGTGACCGCAGTCGACACGTTCGGCAACATATGGTTCATCGAACTGAAACGCACGGTAGGAAAGCCAAGCCCAGACCAGTGCCGCGAACTCAAAGCGCTCGCCGAACATCATGCGAACGTCATGCTCCTCTACGGCACGAAAGCCGTAGACACCGTACTGTTCTACAAAAACTGGGTTGATTTGACAAACATGCACCACGACATCCTCATCGTCGATTCGGAAGGAAAAATGAAATGGAAGAAAGAAATCTGACATACAAGGTATTCCAAGACCGTGAAACATGGCTCAAAGCCCGCGAGGAAACGATAGGCGCATCCAGTCTCGCGCATTTCATCGCCACCGGACAACTGCCCTCCCCTCCGCCGGACATTCCGGCCGTACAGTCGGCATTGCGGTTCGGCAGCATCTGGGAGCCAATGCTCGTCAAACTGTATGCGGAATACCTACAGCTCGCCATCGTCGGCAAGAACACTCCAGTAGACCGTTTGGAGAACGGACAGCTCGCATGGTACGACAACAGCTTCTACACGGACGGACGCCTACACGTATCTCTTGACGCCGCATACCGCGACCATGGAGGCCTGCTGCACACAGTCGAAGTGAAGACGGGAAGCAAACCATCCTACGCTTTCCTCACCACCGAACAGCGCAACCAATATTCGGCTCAAGCGCAGATAGAGGCCCGCATGATGGATACGGAGTATGCGGAAATCATCTACGCGCAACGCCCCCCGTCATGGGAGACGCTGAACGCCGAATACATCACCAAACGAATCAAGGAGACGCTTGACATCGCAATCGTCCCGGACGTGATGGACGTGGGCGCGCTGGAAAAGTATACGACGGAATACGAGCGTGCGGAACAGCCCGCGGACATGGACGATGACGGATGGCATCTGTTGGCCGCACTATTGGAGGCGAAAGACCGGTACGACACGCTGAAGGACAGGCTCACCACATGGTTGGGCGAACACCCTGGCGAACGAGTGTACTGCGCCGGACATGTCGCAAGACTGGCGGAAACCACGCGCACTACCACCGACTACAAGGCGTATTTCAGCCAGCATCCGGCCAACCTGGCCCCATTCAAGAAAACATCGACAACCACCCGTCTCAGTATAGTGAAGGAGAAGAGAAATGCATGAGCTGATGATGAACTGCCTGTACATGCTCGCCATCCTCCTGTCCGCGCTTGGAATCACGGCGGTCATCCTTATCCTCATCGGTGTGGTCAAAGGCGTCATCGACCTCATCAACCATTCCGGCGGACATGATGAAGAGTAGCGTATCCGAATGGCTTGACGGCGGAGCTTGGGCCGACATTGAGAAGATGCGCCAGCCCAAGCCGATGCCGCCCGCCAGAAAAAAGAAGACCGTCACCCGCTATGCCGACATGACACCCGAAAAGGCGGAGCATAAGCGGAAGCTTAAAAAGAAGTGGATGAACGAGAACCATGAGAAAATGCTCGACTATTGGGTGCGATACCGGAAACAGCATCGTGAGGAAAGCCGGGACGCATGCCGCAGATGGCAGGAGAAATTCAAGGACGAACATGGCGTCTGCTATCAGACTTGGCGCAGATGGAAGCAGACGCCTGAAGGACGCGAGCGCATAGCCGCGTGGGAGGCCGAACACGGGAAGGAGACGCAGTGAGGGCTTTCATCTTCGACGAGGCAGGAACAGGCAAGACGAAACGCAGCATGGACTTGCTGGACGATGCGGAACATATCCTTGTCATCTGTCCGGCAAGCGTCGTGAAGACCGCGTGGTTGCCGCAAATCAGCCAATGGTCGCACGGCAAGGCGTTGACCATTGAAGACTATCGGAGGATTGGATGGCCGGAAGACTATCGTTTCCTCGTGGTGTCCTACAATATGGCCGCCAAGCTGGGCGAAGTGCCGGACGGTTTCAGCCTTATCGTGGATGAAAGCCACATGGTGAAGAATCCTAGGAGCGGACGTTCCAAAGTCGTGAAGGGCATCAGCGACCTTGCCAAGGACGTGCTGATGCTGACCGGCACGCCAGCTCCGAAGGATTTGGAAGACCTGTACGGGCAGACCGTGGTCATGTATCCGCACGCCAAGGACAGGATGGCCCTTTTAGGCGATTCTTGGCGCACTCTAGGGGCTTTCAGGATGCGATACGGTAAACCATACACGATGAGCGTGCAAGGGTGCACAGTGGTCAAATACACGTATTCCCAGCCCATGGTCGAGGAAGCATGCCGACAACTGCAAAAGCTCGTATTGGACATCCGACGCGGCGGCAACCCGCTGCCACAAGTCGAATGGCTCCCATCACCGAAAACCGAACAGGAGGACATGGCGTTCGAACAGTGGACGAACACCCACCAATTGGCCGAAGACGTGTACGCGGCAAGCGCGAGCGCCGCAGCCGTCAAACTCGCCCAACTCGACGACGGATTCGCCTACAAGACCGAAGACCGTGGAGAATCCTACTGGTTCGGCGTGTCCAAAATCAAAACGGTATACAGTGAAGCCAAGAGGCGCGAAGACCAGACGCCACTGCTCGTATGGACGCGGTTCAAGGCGGTGAGAGACGAAATCTACCGTACTTGGACGCCATGCACGGATGCGAAGACATTCCTCGCCATGGACGCTCAAGAACGGGAGAAATACCGGCTCATAGTCGCCAACCCGCAGTCAATGGGCACCGGCGTGGACGGATTGCAGCGTCTCATGAAAGACCAGATATGGCTCGACCTCCCATGGACGTACGCCGACTGGGAGCAGGCCAACAGAAGACTGGTGCGACGCGGCAGTCCATATCAGGGACGGCAGCGCATACTCGTACCGGACACGCCATGGAACCGCAAGGTCATGGACGTGATAGAAGGAAGGAAAACCCTCGATGACATCATCAAGGAAAAACAATTGGGATGAGGTGATGGAAGGCGTCAACAAGGCGATTCCCACCAAAGCGGCAGACGGACTGGAAAGCCTGAGTGGAGTCATGCTCGACCCGCCTGAGCCTCCGACAGCGGAAAACATCTCGCCAAGCATCTACACGCGCATCGCCGACGACCTCGTCCGCGTGAACGACATGCTCAACGGGGAGAAAGCCAAGGAATACGGCAACCCGCGCACCATGTTCAAGAACATTTCCCAACGATGGTTCGGCCGTGACGATGCGGAAGCGGACGTAGCCATTATGATGGCCGAACTGAAAATCGAACGCATCAAATACGACCACAGCAAGGAAGACTCGTATCTGGACGCCATCGCCTACCTTGTAATGGCATTGGCGTTCATGCAGGAGGGAGAAAAGAATGACCAGCGATAACCGCAATGTGACGCGGGTGAAAGTAGGCCGCGAAGAATGGCAGAAAATAGAATCCGAGGAAAGCAGCTTCATCCTCCGCGAAACCCAATCGCCATACGAGACTGTGGCCTTCGTGTTCACGGACGCCTTCACAGGAACGCATCTCGGCAACGCCATCATCCTCTCGGACCTCCCGTTCGGCGACTATGAGGCCACCCCTTGGACGTGGAGCATGTTCGCCAAGCTGACCGGCATGACCGTGCAGGAACTCAAAGAACGGTTCCCAGCAGAAGCGAATATGGAAAACCCATCCGCATGCGCAATGTACCTGTATGAAATCAAACCGATAAGCGACAAGGAACTGTTGCAGCACCTTTGCGACGAATAAGGAGAAAAATGCTGAACGACATCACCATCGAACAGTGCGTAGACCATCAAGACCTCATCCTGCCATACACGGAAAAACAGTTGAACCCCAACTCGTATGACGTGACATTGCAGGACACCATCGCCATCTACACCATGGACACGAAAGACGGCTTCGCGGACGGTGCCGACCATACGCTGCACGGCGTCCACATAGAAACCGTCAGAATCGACGGACACTACATGCTCCAGCCCGGACAGTTCGTGCTGGGTGCCACCGTGGAGAAAATCAGCCTCCCGGACAACATGATGGCACGGTTCGACGGGAAAAGCAGCCTTGGCCGCCTCGGACTCTGCACGCACGTGACCGCAGGATTCATCGACGCCGGATTCATCGGAACCATCACCGTCGAACTGAAGAACGAGAACAGTTTCCCCATCATGCTGACGCCAGGCATGAGAATCGGACAGGTATCATTCGAATATCTGAACGACGCCGCGGTGAAACCCTACGGCATGGTCGGCCACTATCAGAATCAGAATGCTCCGCAGCCAGCGGTGGAGGTGTGACATGAGAGAACCCAGACAATGCCTCGACTGTGGTCGTGACATGACATTAGAAGAATGGTATCCGGAAATGCTGTGCGAAACCTGCAAGCAGGAAATCGATTCGGCATTGACGGACGAAGACAGACAGGAAGGATTGGAGTATCCAGATGAGTGTTATTAGAGAAATGGCCGCCGGCATCACTGGTCGCTGCTGGCATTGCATGAAGAAACTCACTGCAAAAGAAAGCATCCTATATTGTGGGCTCTGCACCGAATGTTGGAGGTTGCGCGGTCGTGATTAAACGAGAGAAAGTGTGACGCATGAAGGAAGCGCAAGGAGAGAAGTTCTGATATGGAAATCCTGAAACTCATCATCTGCACCACCATCCTGCTTGGACTCGTCGCGGCCATCATGATGGTTTGCGACGCATGGAGCGACCGCATCTTCATCGCATATGTGGCTGTAGCTGCCCTAGCGATAGTGGCTTGCATATGGCTATATAACTAAAAAGAGACTCCCAGCAAGGAAACCTTGCTGGGAGAGGAGAAACCAAAGGAGGGCTGTTGGTAAAACTTCCAACAGTCCTCATTGTATCAGACTAACGACACATCGTCAAATACCAATCGCTGCCGGAATCAGTGCCGATTGCGACATACCTCGGCTGGCCCGAAGAAGCGCCGATATAACGACCCCACAGGAAGCCGTCAGCATAAGTGCCCCAACCATCCAACACGACCTTCTCGCCGCGACTGTAACTAGCCACAACCTGCCCCTTCAACGACGGTTCGGTACGCACGTTCAACGCATCGACCGCAACCTCATACGTGGTGGCAACCACGGTCGGAGACGGGTCAACCACCGGCGCCGGAGCCGGATTCGCCGGAGTGTTCGCACCAACGCCAGCATACTTGTCCCAAGCGGACTTATCGCCAGCGAAATAGTTCAAATCAAGCGAACCGGCATAACCACCGATATGGCCGTTGGACGTGTACTGGCGCATCGGATACGCCACATACGACCAAATGGAATCGGCATCCTGCCAGCCGACCGCATCCATGGAAGCATAGCACGCCTCCCAAATACCACAATCATGCTTGGTGCAAATGTCCTTGATGAACGGGATTTCGGAACGCTGCGCATACACGAGCGGCTTCACGCCAGTCAGTCGAATATACTGGTAGAGGAATTCATCCAAATAGGCTCGATTGCCCCAAGCGGCGTTATCGGCCTCTTCCCAGTCGACGCACGGCACGAACTTCTTCAGATAGCCTTCGGTGCTCTTGGCGAAGAAATACGCTTCCTCCGAAGCGCCCACGCCGCGAATGTAATGCATGTAGCCGACCGCAAGGCCACGCTTGGCAGCGGCCTGAATCTTCGCATCCGCACCAGTCCACACGGACTTGACCAAACCATTGTCCGTCGTTAGTTCGCCAGCACCCCAAGTGCACTGGACTACCACGCCATCGGCGTCAATCTTGGAAACGTCAACGTCAGCCTTCCAATTGCTGATATCCACAATCCTCATTATTCGGAAACCTCCGTATCCGCGATATGCTTGCCGGTCACCTTCGCCTTATCGGACATCACGAAGGATGCCGGACTGATTGAATCGGTCTTGCCGCTCGACGCCACGCACGTCAGCACGCTGGCGATGGCCGCGACCAAGGCGATGCCGCAGACGTTCAGCCAATCCACTTGGAACAGGCCGACGCCACCGACCACGCCAGCCGACAATGCCGCCTGACATGCGGTGCGGATTGCACGCTCCAACGTGTCAATCCAAAAATCCTTAGTGAACAATATTCTGCTCCTTACTGTTGTCGTTTTCCAACGGTTCTATTGTACTCCTTAGCCCGTCGGGAAGTCTTGGCTTCGGATACTGTTTCAGGAACTCTGGGTCGAGAACGTTGCAGAGTTCTCCAAGCCAATGTCCCATTGCCCGAATGTAGGAGGTTTTCAAATCGTCCTGATAGCGGAGTTCGTCGCGTTCCTGAATGAATTCGGCAAGCTTCTCGTCCTGCCGGTCGATTTCCCGTTGCATGTTCAATTGGGCTTCCGAAAGCCGCCTGTAGGCTTCGCTCAGGTCGCCGCGTCTGTTTTGCACCCAAGTGACCGCTGCGACCACGATGGCGCATAATCCGGTCACTAGGGCGACGATGATGTCAGTGCTCATATGGCACTATTCTAGCCGATGGTTGAGATTATGTTAGAAATCCCCAGCGGCAAGCAAAACACTGAATGCCATCACTCCGATGTGACCGGAGGATGGCAGCGCGTGGTGATTGGTGGAACTAGCCGATATTATACGGGAAAATGCTGGAAACGACACGATTTCCGGTCGGGCCGCCAGCATATTCAATCCTTACGGCTCCTCCGTCTCTAATACACACCACGGTCGGAAGATAACTGTCTCTCGTGGACGCGTAAAGCCCTTCGTCGATTGCCGGGTAGAATGCGCTGTTACTCACTTGCCCGACAGTCACCGCCGAACCCCAGCCTGTCAGATTGATGTACGCAGTCAGCAGGTCGACGTACCCCACACCGTTAGAAGCCCACATGTATGCTTGATTCGCACCTGAATGAATGTCAGTCCAAGGCATGTTCCATCCACGCCACTTACCGCCTTTTCTGACATAATCGCAATTATCGGCCACATTATGCAGCAGCGTACCGTCAGGCACGCCGGTCAGAGCGTCACGCTGGGCGGAAGTCCACACCCGCAGCATGTCACCCTTCATGGCCGCACCAATATACGTCTGCGTAATGACCACGCCGGACGCGGCAGTATTCGACACGCCGGCCGGAAGCAGCACCTGCGCCAAAGCCAAACCGCCAGCCGGGACACTTGGTGCCACAGGCGTCGCAGCAGCCACGCCTTTTGCCACAAAGAACTTCGGAACGTCAGAACCGTCCGACATCGGAGGGCGCGTCTCACTCTGCTTCACATACACGACGTCGATGCGCGAGTTCGCGGACGGGGCCGCATCCAGAGGCACGCTCACGTTTCCGTCGTTCTGGATAAGCAGCGCACCATAACGGTTCAGCACGGCGTTGAACGGATGCACCGTCACACTCATAGAATCGCCGCGACCCGTCACGAGGTTATCCTGCGAACGGTCGAGAATACCGGCGATAGGTAACATCGTGGTCTTATCGCAGACGAACAGGCCGCTCATGTCGCGTCGCGCATCCAAGAACGACGCCTTGCCGGACACTGCGAACAGACTATTCCTCAATGCCATTATCAATCTTTCCTTCCAACGCTTTCAAACGTTCCTCAAGCCGGTCGATACGGTCATGGGCTAGATGGGCCTCATGTATCGCCCACACGCCCAGCATCGGATAGTTGATGCCAACAGGCTCGTAATCATCATTATACTCAACGAACTGCCCCAAACCGTTATCATCCAACTCTTCGGCAATCATGCCCACATGGATGGTCGCACTATCGCCGTTCCGGTTCACATCGTCGATGAAACGGTAGAGCGTCCAATCCACGGAACGCATCTGCTCCAACGTGATGTCCGGCTTGATGAAATCCTGCTTCACCTTGCGGCTGGACTGCGACGTGCCCATCGTGCCGTCAGACAACGCCCACACCGCACGCCATGGGCCGACCGTGAACAGGTTATTGTACGCGTTCGTCGTATGCGTGCCACCACGGTCGGGAGACAATACGCCCCAATTCCAAGCATTGCACTTCTGGTCGATGGTCGCACGGTCATACGAGTTCCTGTTGATGGACGCGGCCATCGTCTGGTCGATGTTCGCGCTAATGTCCAACACCTTCTGAATCGCCTGAGTCAACTGCGAGCCGGAAGGCTTCTCCAATTCACGCAACCGACGACCATACTCGTTCAAAGTTGATACGAGCTTGTTGGTCGCTTGGGCCGGATTCTTCACGTCGAGAACATCCGCATCGTCGTCTGTCGCGGTGGGGCCGTCAGACGATTCTCCCTGATGCACTACAATTTCCATTATTCCACCGTCACTTTCACACCGTCGAACACGTCACCAAGGGTGAACGTAATCCAATTCGAGCTTTCATCGGCTTTGATGCCGATAATGCGCCGCGTATGCGCGCCATCCACATAATACCAGTCGCCCTTCGTCGTGAACCTGATATAGTCGCCGACCGTATAGTTGGCGAGCGTCTGATTCACAGAATGCAGGTATCCGCGATGCACTTTCGCCTCCGTGGACGATACGGGCTGCCAGTAGACGGCGGCAGCCTCGTTCGCATACGCCTGAAGCGTGTTCCGCAGTTTCACAGTCGAATGGCTGGAATCCACGCTCTCCCAAATCGGCGCACCCGCCTTATCAAGAATGTCCGTGTAGGCCGACACGACGAGCGTCTTATCGTCGGACTTTCCTGACGTGAACCATTGCAGCGACGCGAGCTTGTCGCCATCATCCGTGGCGGACAATGATGCGATGCCCGGCTGCATGGCCGACACGCTAAAATAGTGGGTTTCGCCACCAAGCAGCGGATGGCCGGTCTTCATATGCCACTCATACCCCAAGCCGTCAGCCGTGCGCGTCGGGAAGAATCCGATGTCGCAACCGTTCTGACGGTTCGTGATGTTCGTCAAAACTTCGCCGACATAATTCAAATCGACAGCCTGATAGTTCGCCTCCGACTTGCCGACCTCCGCAGCCTCCAACACTACGGGCACATTACTGTGCGGCCAGCTCATTGCCTGTTCGACGAGATTGCGGGCGACAGTGTTCCATGTGACGTTCCTGTATGACGTGTCATATTGGAGGTCTGGCGAACCGTCCGACTTGATGAGGCTTTTTCCCATCGCCTTCGCCGGAAGAATCGTCCTATGGTCGAAATACGTCCACATTCCTGAAGCAATCAAGGTGAGGATGCCCGAATCGGCGTCATAATCCCGGCGCATGAGCACTCCGCCGACCGTCAGCCCATCATCTTCGGCGACCATGACGGTCTTGCCGATGGTCGCCGTGTTCCTCAAATCCAACAGTCGCGCATCGTTCGCAATATATTGGACACGCGCGTCGCCGGACGAAGCGTAGATGGGAACTTTGACGGTGAGCGAATCAGTATCGTTCAGTCTCATCTCCCATTCCGCCGACGTGTGCGGCAACGGGATGATGCGGCGTCCGGTCAACAGGTCTGCGAGATAGATTTTCACCGCCAAGCCTCCTTCCATTCGACCGTCATCGACGGCTCGCCCGACTGCGTGCCCAACGGCGTGAACTGTATCGTCGCATCGCCGGAAGGACGGAACCAGTTCTCTTCGGTGAGGAACATGCTCAAATCCGACTGGTTCTGGAACAGCACGCGCTCATCGTCGAAGTCGAACACCATCGTCTCGTCGGGGTTGATTTGACGGTGGAATTCGACCGCTTCGCCGGTTTCGATGCAGTGGATGCGCACGCCTTCCGACAATCCGCCTCTGATTTTCACGACAAGATGCGTCGGAGCGAAACCGCTTCCGGTGATGGCGACACGTCCCGGATTACCAACCTCACCTTCCGACAATGGGTCGAGCAGCGGGTCGGTGATGCCTTCGCCGTCTGTCGGCACGCCAACCGTCTGAGAGTGCAATGACCCATACAGGTATGGGGATGGTGCGAGCAATCCAATCTGGAACGCGGCCTTGCCACGATACCTGTATTCGTCCACGGTCATCGACCTGAGTTCCGCATCACATGATAACGCCATTCCAGCGCCCTTCTGTACGGTGACTGGAACCAGGCGTCCGGCCATTCCGCGGAGACGGCGCATCATCTCGTCAGTATCCTCAACCGTACTGGTCGCATAGTATCCGTTGATAGTGATGGTGCGCCCATCATAGTATGTGGTTCCGGGGGTGGCGTTGCCGTCAGCCCTAGCCCAAGAATCCTGTTCGGTCTTGGCTGACGGCAAATCGTCGAAACCGCTCATGGACACCAGTGTGAACTCGTGTCCGGCGTCGCCGTAAAGCGTGATGTCACCCACGGTGACGGTTATCGTGCTCAAGGTCTGACACTTCCAATCATCTCATTGTTCAAAGCGTATCCGAATCGGCGGGCCACGAGTTCCACGTCGCTCAACGGGCTTGCAACCACATTGTCGATGTGGACGCCGCCAGCATACCGCTGGCTGTCGGCCGACACCATTCCAGTATAGTCTTTAAGCTGCGGAGCCGACACCATGCCAAGACCGTCCGCGTCAATCTGGTCGAAATCCAACGAACTCAGCACATCATCGACCTGACCGCGCACGAACGGGCCTTGGGCGCCGATGGCCTTTCCGAAATCACGCATAAGATGCTCGCCCGACACGGACGTGTAGCCGGAGCCGGAGAACGGGCCGACCTTAGCGGGGGAGAACGGGAAGAAGTCTCGCACCTTCTGCAACGCGCCCTTCACCGCGCTTTTCACGCTTTCGACCGCGTTGAGAATACCCTGCTTGAAACCGTTCATCAACGCGGCGCCGGAATTGACCAACCACGAGCCCGCGCCGGCGAACAATCCCATGATTTGGCCCGGAATGCCGCTGATATAGCCGAGAATCCTATCACCCAATCCGGCGAACGGTCGGGCGATGTTCCCGATAATCGCAGGAACCGCTCTCGCAACAGCCATGAAAATGCTTGGGAAGTTCGCGGCGATGCTGGTCGCAACGCTGATGAAGGCGCCCAACAGCGTGGGCAGACCGTTGACGATGCCGGATGCCAGTCCGCCGATGATTGCTGGCAGCTGGTTGATGATGGCGACGGCGATGCCCGGTAATGCGGCGGCCAATGAGGTTATCACGCTGGTGATGGCTGACATCAACGCGGGAATCAGCGTCGGCAGCGCGGTGGCGATGCTCTGTCCGATGGACGGGAGCGCGGCCACAACGGTGGCGCCCAACGTCTGAAGGCCGGAAGCCAAGGACGCGCCGAATCCGCTGATGAATCCGGCGATAGCACCACTATTGGCGCTGATTGCGCTGAACGCGGCCTGAACGCCGGTAATCAACGCCTGACCGAGCGAGGTCATGAGCGACGGAATCTGTCCGGCGAGCGTGGAGAACAGCGTGCCGAACGCTTCCAGCATCGGCTGGCCGTAGGTGGCGATGAAGCCGGGCAGTTTGGCGAACATGTCGGAGAACGCCTGGGTGATTTGCGGCAGTATCGTCATCAACGCGGGTGCGAGCGTCTGCCCGACGCTCATGAGCGCGTTGGCGATGCCCGGCAGCGCCGCGGTGACGCTCGACACCATCTGCGGGAGGGCGGCGGCGAACGCGCTCGCCATGGCGGGCAGTTTCGTCTGGATGCCGGTAAGCGTGTTGTCGAGGCTTTTCTGCCATTCGTCGAACTTGCCAGCCATCTGGCTGGGGTCGAGCTTGAACAATGTCTGGAATCCGGTGGTCAGGCCGGTGAATATTGCGCCGGTCACGCCCAACTGGGATGCGATGCCGCCAATCTTGCCGATTGCCGCGCCGACTCCTCTCACAGCCACGCCGAAGCCTTTCAGCGCGCCGGAAGACACTTTCAGCGCGGCGGAGCCTATGGTAGCGAAGGCTGCCTTTCCGGCGGACGCCAACGGGCTGAACCGTCCGGCAAGACGCGACACGGCGCCGCCAACCGTGGCGGACAATCCAGCTCCGAGAGTCTTCGCGGCGGACGTCAACGGCGCGAACGGATTCTGCCCCTTGAACGAGCCGAAAACCTTTTCAGCAAGACCGTTGAACGGCATCGACAACGCGGACACCGCTTCGGAACCAAACGATGCGAGCACGCCCTTGACGGAGGACAGCCCATTGCCCACCACAGACCCGAGCTTGGACATGGTGCCGCTGATGCCGGTCGTGTCCAGCATTTCGCCGAACGCCGTCTTGAACTCGGACGCCTTGCCCTTCACGTTATCGACCATGGAGAGCACACCGGATTCGACGTCGGCGCGCATGGCTTCCATCTTCGTTTTGACGGATGCGGCGGCGTTTGAGAAGGCTTCGGCGAAAATCTCCTTGACCGGCGCCCACTGCTGCGCCGTGTTCGCGGCATAGTTGGCTAATCCGGCCTTCAGGCTGCCGAACGTCTGCATGATGCTGTCGGACGCGGACACCGCCGAACCAACCAGTGGAAGGAACGCGTCCGGAATGTTCAGGCCGGTAAGCTCCTTGAATTCGCGTCCCACCTGCACGAGCTTGTCACGGTAGACGTCCGCGCTCTGTCCGGCCGTGTCCAACGACCGGTAGATGTCCGAATCCACGACGATAGTGTCGGCGGCGGCGCGAATGTCACGGAACGCTTGGATGAGGGATGGAGCCTTCTTCCGCGCGGCGGAATCCACTTCGGTGTTGAGGGTTTCGAACGCTTTGAGGAACGCTTCGGGAAGCGCTTCCGCGTCGGCTCCCATCGCGTTCAAACCGTTTTGGAGAAGCTTCACATTCTCGGACACATGTCCCACGCCGTTGCGTAGGTTGGTCGCGGCCTGCTGGATAAGGTCGAAGCCTTCAGCGCCTTTCTCGCCGAAGCTGAACGCGTACGTCCCCAAGTCTTCGAACGCGACGTTGAACTTGCCGAGCGCGTTCTGCGCCTTCGTCGATTCGGACAGCGCTTTCGCCATAGCGTCGGCCATGGACGCGAGCTTGTCGATGACCGCGGACGATGCGGACACGGCTGCCCCGAACACGCCGGTGAAGCTGGAACCAAGCTTGACGAGCGTGCCTTTCACGTTGACCAGCGCACGTCCAATGAACGGGATGCGTGATGCGAACCGGTCGTTCGTGGCGACCATGAGGGAGAACACGGTGGTGCCGATGACGCCTACGGCGTTCAACGCGTCACCCAAGGCGGCGAGCATGTTGGCATTCTGCGAGTTCAGGCTGATAAGGTTTGTCAACGGGGCGAGGAACTGTTCGACCTGCTGTGCGTTGAACGCCTTGTTGACGGCTGGCGCAAGCTGGTTGACAAACGTCGCGGCCAACGCGGAGGCCGCGTTCGACAATGGCACGAATCCTGCGAGCATTTCGCCGAACGTGTCCGCCATGCCGGAACCGGAAATGGCGGTCAACGCCTTACCGAGATTAGCGGACAATGCGGTTGCGGCTTCCGCCGACCTTGCGCCGACCGTATTCTTGATGCTGTTCCATGCGCGGTCTGCCGTGACGGGCATGGCGGCGAACTGCTTTTCGATGGCGTCGGCGTTCTCAAGCACCGTATCGTAGAGGGCTTGGCCGCTGATTCCGCCTTCCTTGCCCAACTGTTTCAGTTCGCCTACGGACACGTTGAGATGCTTGGCGAGCATTCGTGCGATTTGCGGCGAGTTCTCCATGATGGAATTCAACTCATCGCCGTTGACGATGCCCTTACCCAATGCTTGGGTAATCTGCCGCATGGCACTGGACGCTTCCTGAGTTGACGCGCCGGTGCTAATCATGTTCATGTCGAGCAGTTTGGTGAATTTCGCCGCATCACCGTAATTGGTCACGACTTCCGGCGCGAGCGTGCGAAGACGCGACGCGGACTGGATGAAATCGTCAGTGGTGACGCCGACCTTGTTCGCGTATTTCAGTGACGTTTCGAGCGAGCCTTGATAGTCACCGGTGGCGCCTACCGCGTTTTTCAGCATGGCGGTGGTCTGACCCCACTGATTGCCCATTTCGACAATGTTGGACGTGACGTTTTTGACGGCTTTGCCGACCGATGCCACGGCGGCGATGGCGGCTGCTGCATTCAGATACTTGTTGAGGTCGAGGTTCGCGAAGCCGTTGCCGAAAGCGTTGGCGGAACGCCGTCCACCAGTAGTGAAGGAGGCGAACACGCCGTTGAGCGCGCCTTTCACGCCGCCTTGCAGGTTGAGGCCCTTATTGAACGAGCCGGAAAACAGTCTGGACATGCCCAAGCCGTGCGAAGAGAAGAGTCGGCTTGTGCCGGACGCCAGTTTGGGCTGGATGGCGGGGGTGAGCACCGCGCCCTTGCTTGCCTTGACAAGTGCGGACTGCAAGCCTTCCAACGATGGAAGCACTTGTATCCATGCGGTTGCGATGCTACCCTTTGCCATCTACTGTTCCTTTCGGTGAAGACCCAACGCCTTGTCGATGTCTTCAGCGTTCATCGAATCGAGTTCGTAATCCTCCTTCTTGATGTTCTTCCGGTCTTCCGGCAACACGCTTTTCGGTTTCCGCCCATTGCCGGAGTAGGGGGCGAGCGTTGACTGTTGGATGATGTCGAGCAGTCGTGCGGTCGCTCCGAACGTGCCTATGAGCTTTGCTCTCTCTATGAGGGTGTATTGCCGCGGACTGCCGTATTGGCTTGCGAAATCAGCCAAGATTTGGCTGTCCCACTTGTCCGGGTTTATCGCGTAAGTCAGTCTTTCGACTGGGAATCCAAAAGCGCTGGCAATTTTCCCGAGAGGTATTCCCATGCGTCGAGCACATCATCATCGAACGCGGCCATGACCGCCTCGTACTTGTCTTCCTTCAGGACGCCGCGCATGAGCTTGTCCACGAGCCAGATGGCCTCCATGCTGTCTTCCATGCCGTCACTGTGGATGGCCTGCTGGAATTTGCGGTTGCGGAGGAGTTTTGCGTAGGCGTCCGCCCAATCGTCGTTGAAGTCTTCGACGGTGATGGTGGGCTTGCGTTTTGCCATTGGTTTTCCTTTCGTATCGGACTGTGTTCCTTTTATAAGGATACCCCACATGCCGGTCAATGGGTGCTGGCATGTGGGGTATGTTATGCGGTCGTTTACTTGCTGACCAGCGACAACGAGTCGAAGCACTTTCTGGAACCGGCTCCGACTGCCGTTGCCACAACCCGACACTTCGTTGGAACATCGCCGCTATTGAACGACCCACTGAACGGTGCCCACGCATCCGTTCCTCCACGCAGGTCGATTTCAAATAGTGTTTGCTGTTGTGGTTCGACGGATTCAACGGCAATTGTCGCAGTTCCGGCGGTGGAAGTGTCGGCATTTCTGACATACCCGCTAAACGCCAAATACTGGTTAGCCGGTACGGTGAACACGTCGGAAACGCATTTCATATCCCTTTCGAGCAACATTAGATATGGCGTGCTTTCAGCGTAATCCCTGTTGATGATGCTGTTCGTAGGTGTCCATTTCACCTATCCTTCGTCGAAGTCGCCGTTGGGAACCAGATTGTCGGTAAACTCTCCGAAATCGTGCGAGGCGGGCATGTTCAGAGCACTTACATACCTGACGGCAGACCAAGTATTATCGCCGCCACCCGTGGTGGAGACCGTGGATTTTAGAATCTTGATGTCGAACTTGGTACCCTTCGGAAGAGAGAGTTTGCCAGTATAGACATCATTCGCGCCCTTGACCATCTTCACGCCGGTATCACGTGACCACGGTGAGGCCTGACCCCAGTCTCCGACCACCCACATCGCGCCGCCGTCAGCCACCGTACTGTCGGATACGGTGACTGTCAGCGTCGGATTCGGAGAGCTTACGCTTTTGGGATGGTGATGTACTGGGTCTGAGCTGGCTGGGCGGCGGTTGGATAGGCGTTGATGGTGAACTCGAAGTTCACGAGGGCGGTGTGAACGTGGCTGATATCGCCGGTGATGAGGAACGTGGCGTCGGCCATCACGTTGCGGCGCTTGCGGCCGCCCTTCAGCATTTCGTCGATGACGATGACGTGGTGTTCGAGGTCTCCTGCCTGTTCCTTGACGGTGATGGTGCCGTCCTTCGTCGAGGATGCCTGTTCGACGGTCACGTTGGCGGAGCCGTAGGCGACCTTAAGCAGGTCTTCGTTCAGGGCTTCGATGCACGTGCCCGTCCACGTCTTGGAGAACGTCGGGTCGGCCTGTGCGACGGTATCGCCGCCAGCGGCCACAATATCATCGCCTGGGGTGAGGGATGCCGGTTCGGTCAGACCGTCTTCGGACAGGTAGCCGAGGCCGACGAATGCCGCGTCCAGTTCGGTGGTGGCGTCGGTGGGGATGGCGGTGCCCAGTGGGGCGACCCAAATATAGCCGGACTTGTTGGCACTGGCACCCGGCTTCGAGAATGTCACGTTTGCGGAAGACTGCTTCGCGCCCATCTCAATTCCTTTCGTTGTTGACGTTTTTAATCAGTGGATGGGCGGCGTCGCCGCCGCCCATGTGTGTGGATGATGTCACTCGGTGGCGTGGGTGATGGCGTAGAACTTGCTGGTTCCGCCGATGAAGCCCCAGCCGATTGCGACTTCGGTGCGGAGCATCACCTTGTTGACTGCGCCCAAGTCGCCTTCGGCGGAATTATCCGGGTTGCCGGAGTCGAACACTTCGATGCCGGACAGCGGGATGGCGCCCCAGACGAAACGGTTGGCGAAGTCGCCGATGACCGCATCGAGCACCTTCTTGGTCAGCTGGCCGGAGCCGGTGGCCGCGGCGGTGTCGGACACGGTGTTGGAGGCTGCGAGGGTGACGCCGCCGAGGTTGACCATGTTGCCGATGAGCGGAACGTCGGCGGCATACTGGGTCGGCGTTCCAATGGTGGTGAGGCCGTCGCCGATTGCGGCCAAGTATGCGGAGGTGGTGACGCCCTGCGCGGACGCGTCGCCCTGTGCGGCGACCTGTCGCACGGCCTGCTTGAACGCGGTGGCTGCTTCCGCTCCGGTGCCCGGAGTGTAGTCGATGTTTCCGGCCTGGTCGAGCACGTACCCGTTGGTGCGTGCGACGGTGGACGCGGCCTTGGTCGCCGGGTTGACGCCGAAGATGGGGGCGAAGTCGAGTGCGCGGCTGATTGCACGGTTCACATACGTGCGGTACTGGTCGAGGATTCCGGCCTGATACGGCTGCGCGAGGATGCTCTGAAGCATGGTCTGCGGGGAACCGGCGCGGAAGGTGGCGTCGGTCGGATTGTAGGCGCCGTCAACGCCGAACAGCTGAAGGAACTTCTTCGGGAAACGGTAGCTGATGTAGAAGGTGATTGGGTTGATGGTCACGACACCGTTGGTGGCGTCGTTGGAAGACTTCTTCTTTTCGGCTTCGGTTTCACCGGTGGCGCCTTCGCCGAAGATGCCCATTTCGCCGGAGAAGTCGATGGTCTGCATCTGGGTGCCGATGAGGTCGATTGGAGTGCTGTTGGAAATCTTTGCGATGGCTCCGGCCGCGGGCTGGTCGGAAATCAGCTTGCGGTCAACGAAGCCCGGCTTCAGTTCGATTGTCGCTAGGGACATGACTGCCTTTCGTGGTTGAGGTGGATGGTGTCGGCCTTCTGCATTGCGGCCCCGACTCGGCCTCTACCACGATTGTTTCCGGCTGTGTGCGCCTCGACCCCACGGTCGCCCAGTGGGTATGCCCTGCATTGTTTAACGACTGTGCCGGGCGGTTCAAGTCAGTACATTTTTAAGGGAGACGGTCGGATTTTGGCAGGAGAACGAAGCTTTCGATTGTCTGCCGACCATCTCCAAGACATAGCATAACACCCCGCTTGACTTTCGTCAAACGGGGTGCTGTGCAAACCAGAATCACAAGAGAGGAGCTGCACATTACTGCGCAACAGTTCTTATTCTACCACCTTCTCGTCGCAGTTCGCGTTCGGCGTGTCGCGGGACTCGCTATATGGTCCGACTTGGCGCGGTTGCACTGCATGTGCGCCGGAACGAGATTGTCCATCCTGTCACTTCCGCCAGCCGCTCGCGGTATCACATGGTCCGCGGTGAACGATAATGGGTGCGCGGTGTTGCGGCCCCAGTAGAAGGGCGCGCCGCAATAATAGCAGGGCGCTCCCGTACGCTTGGTGCGTTCGCGTAGGATGGCGCGGTTCCGATGGTAGAGTCCCGTATCCTTGCCCATTAGGCAATCACCTCCTTGACCTTGCGTTCCTTCGGACGGTTGACACCGCGATACCATGCTGCGATGCTGACGCCCTTCAAACCCGCCGTGGTTTCGGTCTTGCGAATCGGAGCGAACTTCCACTGGTCATCCGAACCGGATTTGAGCTTCTGCGCGTTCTGCACTTCGGCGGTCAATTGTGGATTGTTCGTATGCTTGAACCGTCCCTCGTTCAACAGGTCAAGGAATCCCTGCTGGGAGGCGAGGAATTCGGTACCGGTCAATTGGACGACGTTCAATCCGCGCGGCAGCATGTCCCTTATCGGATTGTTCAATCCGCCTGCATCCAAGATGAGCGTGGTCTTGCGTGGACGCGTCTTCAATTCGTCCGCAACCCACTGCCATGATTCGGTGGTGGGCCGTTCGTCCACGATTTCGCCGATGATGTACGCCCACTTGTCGTAATGCTGCGAGCCGACCGTCACCTCTTCCGTGCTTGCGGCCACGGACAGGGCGAGCGTGCTCGTGGTCGGGTCGAAGGTGAGCGCGTAGACGAGCGTGTCGCGGTCATGTTGAAGGTCGGAGTAGGCGCTGTCCCACAAGTCCATCGGGATTGCGGGCGGAATGCTGTCCGCCCACCACAGGCCCAAGTCTTGGATGCGGAAGTCGATGAGGCCGTCCGCGCCGCCCTGCTTGGCTATCGCCACGTCTGTGAGGAACGCTTCGCGTGGAATCACATCCGGGTAGAGCGGGTTTGTGAGCGCCCACAACTGCTCGTCCTCAATGTCCGCCGTCTCGTCATCGACACCGTAGCGCACGGCATACGACATGTCGTCGTTTTCCGCGTTGTCAAGGAACACGTTGAACGTGTCTCCGATGGACGAGGGTAGGAACGGCGTGCCGGTGTAGATTATCATCGCCATTCTGCGCGTCTTCAACGTCTTGGTAATCATCGCCTCGTATTCGGAGCGGAGTTCCTGCGCCTCGTCGAAGATAACAAGGTCGAAAGTGCCGCCCATGCCGGCCGAAGCGCTCTTGCGGGAACGGAACCGGACGAACGCGCCGTTCCTCAACTGTAGGCGCTCGCGTCCCATGGTGGTGCTGAAATGCGTGACCTCGGCCTTCAGTTCGGGATTCGAATCGATGGCGTCCTTCAAATCCTCCATGATTTTGTTGGCCGCAATCTGCTCGTGCGCTGTTACCAGCACGTTGAGTCCCAGTACGAACAGATAGTAGAGGATTGGGGCGGTGAGGATTTTGGTCTTGCCGTTCTGACGCGGCATGTTCAATGCGACGCGCTTGTATTTCCAAGTGCCGTCCTTCTTGCGTTGGAAGGCGTTGTTGAGGAATTCGACTTGGAACGGGAGGATTGCGTTTCCACGACCCCAGTTCACGTACTCGGCAGCCATGATTGCCACGTCGGATGTTGGGCGGACGTTCGCCCTCCAATTTGGATTCTTCACCAGCATGTCACACCACCTGATACTTCTTGAGGATGTCTGCGTCGGCGCCCTTGCCGTAGGCGTCGCCGATGGATGCGATGTCCTGCGCGGTCTGCGGGAACGTGAGTTCGTAATCCAATTTGATGCCCAATGGTTCGAACACGGCGTTCAAATCCTGTTTGATGATGTAGATGCGGCTGACGAAGCTTTCACGGTTCGACACCAACGATTGGGTGGTCGCTCCGAGCGTGTCTAGAATCTGAGCGTCCTGCGGGGGGAGTCCGGTTTCCATCTGGAAGCTCAACACCGTGTTTTGCAGGAGCGTTTTGAGCTGTCCGTTATCCCACTGGCTGAGTCGTTTGACTTCCGGCCGGACGATGGTGTCGTGGTCGTCGTTGGCGTCGAATTTCGTCCAGTTGGCTGGATTCTTGTTAGGGTCGGCTTTGATTACCACGTCGGGTGAGGTGCCGACCACGACTGGTTCGGGCAGCATGAGGTGTTCTAGGTTTTGGGAGATGAGTCCTTCGATGACCATGGCGCGCTGCGCCAACAGTACGGCTTGGTCGGTGACGGGCGCGTGGCTGAGGGTGAGGCATCGTAGGTTTTCGTCGATTTCCTCGGCGTTTTCGTCATAGCAGCGTCCGTCCAAGCCGACCGCGGCGACCTTCTCCAACTGTAGGTCTGCGGATGGGAGGTAGTCGGTGCTGAGCGGGTCGCCGTCCTGCATGAGGAAGTAGGAGTTGACGCCGCCGACCGCTTTGGAGAGGATGCGGGTGAAGCTGCGCTTGCCGACCGCGCTGAAGTTGGTGACGCGCACGCGCATGGCGTATGCGTTCTTGACGAGTTCAATCCATGGGAATGAGATTGTCTGTTCGTCCACGATGGTGAGTGTCATGAGCGTTTCGCTTCCTTCGCTATGAGTTTCTGAAGAGTGGTTTTCGGCGCTTTGGCGGCGGTGGTCTTGCTTTTGTGCGAATCGACCTTCACCGCTTCGTCGAAGTTTTTGGTCATGGTCATGAGCAGCTGCATGAAGCTGACGTAGTTTCTCTGAGCGTTCGCGGCCATGCTCATATAGTATTGGCGGTCATCGTCTTCCGTTTCCTCGGCTTTCCGCGTGTACTCTTCCATGTCCGAGTAGGCTTTGTCGATAAGTCCATTGACCTGTTCCATGCGGCTTGAGAGGGCTTCTTCAGTCTTCCCTGCCATAAATCCTCCTTAACTGTTCGGCCATTTGGCGTCGTTGTTCTCGATACCATCGTACCATTTCGGCTTTCATGATGGTGCGGCGTGTGGGGCTTTCGTGGTATTGCGGGTCGGTATTGTTGATGGTTGGCGTCATGTGAGGCTGTTCCTTACGTAGATTTTGCAGTCGCATCCGGCATGTCTCGCCCAGACGCCGTAATGGTTCGCGTCGTATGGGTGCCATATTCCGCACCGTTCGAGACACCATTGGCATGTCTCGCCTACGGCTTCGCGTACGACTTCGGTCGTCGAGTCGATGGCGAACAGGTTGGCGGTCGCCTCCTGCATCGGCTGCACGGCCAGTTCGCGTTTGTATTTCGCGAGGAAGTCCCTGACTGTCTTGTCGGAACGCTGCTGGCTTAGGAGCCAGCCGATTTTCTTGCCGAAGGCGTCGGAGTCGAGCCGTTCCAAGCTTAGTCCAGCGGACTTTTCCGCGACCTGCTTCCAGATGTCGCCTAAGACCTTACCGGCCATGTGCCTGTCGCCGCTGCTGGCGGCGGCTTGGGCTTGGCGCACCTGTTCGTCGGTGATGATGTCTTTGGCTGCCGGTGAGAGTATTTCCATGAGGTCTTCGACCGACTCCTGCGTGCTTTTCAACTCAGGTACTCCAACTGGTAGTCGTATACGGTGGATGTGCGTCCGTCTTTGGTCGGCTGGGCGTCGGTGGTGTTGAGCAGTGGGGCGCCCATGATGTCCCATAGACTCTGGTTGTACCAGTCGGTCAGCGCGTCGCCGATTTCGGCGCTGAGCGTGTTGTCGGTTCCGCCTGAGAGTTCGCGTGTCACCACGGTTATGGCTATGTCCAGGTGTCGGATGTATGGGGTGATGTCGGACGCGTTCTGTCGTGTGACGATGATGAGCGGATACTGGCTGGTGGTTTTCACGGTCGGATACTTGTCGTATACGCGCATGTTGAGCCGTTGGGATAGTCCGTTGATGATGTCGTTGACGATTTCATTGTCTTTGCTCACAGTCCGAATCCTTTCAGCGTGTCGCCGGAATGCGGCGTCTTGTAGTATTTGATTTCAGTTCCTGCTCGACGTGTTCCGTTGAATGTGCTGAGCGTGCGGTATGTGGTCATGGATGGCGATTTGCCTCTGTATGAGTCCATTCGTAGCTGTGGCATGATTCGTGATGCGACGCGGCGTGACTCCTGTTGGAATCCCGCCGACTGCATCACGAGGTTGGTTGCCGCGTTCGGTGCGGCGACCATGATTTTGGCGCCTTTGAGTCTTGCCATCAGTATTGCACCTGCTTCGCGTTGAAACTCCATTTGAACGGGTTGAACATCACCCTGTTTTCGGGGTCTATCGGCGGTTTGATTGAGGTGACGTGGTAGGTGTTTCCGTGGTATTCGAGTTCGCCGCCGTCGATTTCCGGTGGCGTGTCGGGTGTGGTGACGTGGATGGTGAGCGAGTCCACTTCGGTCATGTTGTCGAACGTGCCGGTGTCTTCGCTTGTGGTGTTCGTGGTCACGATGCCTTTGATCGTGTGTTGGCTGTCGCCGGTGGTGACGGTGATTTCGTGTGTTTTGAGTCCGTAGTGCATCATAGTTGGAACCTTGCTATGGTGGCGCGTCCGACGCCCAGTTGTTTGAGTTGGTTGCTGGTGAAGAACACGTCGTCCGTGTTGCCTCGCCATTCGCCGGTGAAACTGTAGCCGCCAGCCGTTTGGGTGAACGTTTTGAATGCGCTCAGGTCGGTGTCGCTTTCGGACATGGATTCCTTGCGGCTCACGTCCTGTGCGACGCTGACGCCGATGATGTCGGCGACCATTTGGCGGGTGAGCGGGTCTTCCGTGACCTGCTTGTCCAAGTCGTCGCCTTGGTTGCGGTACATCATGCGGAGCACGTTGGATGCGGCTCCGCGTTTGCGTTCCTCGTAGTCCACGAGGTCGATTGGCACTTTGTGGCGGAGGTATGCTTCGGTGTCTTCGACGGTGGCGAGCGGCTTCAGTTCGTCGGTCAATCTTTTTCCTTCCAGTCGTACATCGCGAGCCCCAGCTGTAGGACGCGCTCGACAAAACGTTTTACCAGCTTGTCCTTCTCGATTTCGTTCAATTCCGTTGGTGATGTCACCACTATGTCGTCGTTGAAGATTGAGAGGGTCGCTGGAACGTTTTCGTCGCGCATCACCATGCCGAGGATTCGGATGTCACGCATGCGCGGCTCCCATCCATTCGGGTGTCTTGGTCGCCGGTTCGACGGTCACGGGAGTGACGCGCGTGCGGCTGTTAATGCTTGCCGCGAGCTGCTTCTCAAACGCGTCGAGCTTGTCTTCCTCGGCTGGCAGCAGGTCGGCGCTCAGCCCGTACTGTTCTGCGATGGCGTTGCGTTTCGCCTGCAACAGGCCAAGACTGATACCCTTCTCACGGGCCTCCTTGACACGCGCTTCGGTTTCCTCGGCTAGTTTTCGGGCGTCTTCGGCTGCTTTCTGGGCTGCTTCGAGCTTTTCGCGTTCCTTGGCGAGCTTTCGGCTGATGATGGCGTCGAGCTGGGCTTGGGTGATTGTCGGCTCCTGCTGTGTCGCGGCCGCTGCGCTTCCAGCCGAGCCTTCAGAGCCTCCCATTCCGGTACCGGTCGCATTCGGTTCCACTCCTTCCACTAGGCGGATTCGCTGATTCAAGTGTCGTTTGAAGTTCATACCAGTCTTTCCAATCTTAACCGCATCGTGAGTTCCACGATGTCCGTAGCAGCATTATACGCCCTGCGTAGGTCCATTCGCGCCTTCAGCGTCTTCGGATTGTCGAAGTCTTCAGGCAGTGCGGAGAGGTGCCGTCCGAGTTCTTCTTGGATCAAGCGGGCCTGGTTTTCAATCGTTTGGATTGGTGCAGTCAAGTGCCATGTCCTTCTTGTAGGTTGCGACTAGGCAGTCGTGTTCGAAACCGCCTTCGTCAACTGTTTGAATCGTCGTGTAATGCACCGGCGTGTTCGCATATTCGCAATACCATGCCCATGCGAACATGATGGTCAGCATGATGGCGATTGCCCCGTATGCGATTGCGGTGAACGTGTCTCGCATTCGTGCTCCTTTCCTAGGGTTTTTCCGATGATTGCGCATGCCAGTCCGACAATGCGCGTGGTTCTTATTCTAGTCCGATAGGCGAACATGATGCGTCCGTCTTCGGTCACATGACATGCGGCGAGCGTCCGCCCGCATCGCGGGCATTCGAAGACGCATGCCAGTCCGCGTCCGGTGGGGCGGATTGCCATATCCGCCCCATGCCGTGTGCCCATGTCGCACAGGCGTCCGACTGGATTCGTCACGCGGTTTCCTTCACGCTCTTCCAGATGCGTTCGATTTCGGTGTCTCCGAGTCCGCTGATGTGGCCGCGGAGCACGAGTTCGTCGTGGATGTTGGCTTCGTTGTCCTCATGGTTGTGGAGGCGTCCCCAAGCCCACCTGTAGAGCGTGTCGTTGCGGCGTCCTTCGGGCACTGGCGTGAGGTCTGGCCGTCCGTTGCGTGGAGCGCTCTCCTTGGCCGTAGACGGTTTCGGCATGGGTTCGACGCCGTATCCGTGTTCGACGAGCCAGTTGAGCAGTTCGAGCGGCGCCTCCTGCACGTCCGTCTCGTCGCCCACCAGCTCATAGAATCCGACGCCTTCGATGTTGGAGCCTGCTCCGAGCACGTATCCGCGTCCGTCCACCTTCACGTCGACGGGGATGCCGTCCGCATGGTTGGTGTTCTTGAGCTTGCCCGTCCAGCCTTCGGGGAGCCGATAGTAGGCGTGGATGCCGCCGTGCGTCGGCGTATGCACCATGAGGGTGGGTTCGAGCATGGGGCGGAGGATGTTGTATCCGTGGTGGCTGTGGTCGTCCTTGGGCGCGTCCATGTCGATGATGATGTTGCCTGGCTGCGGGATGACGGCGTACACGTCTCCCTGTCCGATTTCCACGACATCCTCCTGCTTGCCGTTCTTCCAGTTGCGGACGGCTTTCGGATTGGCAGGGTCGGTCGGCTCCTTGTGAAACTTGAAGCCTTCTGGCGCTTTGACGCAGACGATTTCGCCGTCTTCGACGACGCGGCGTTCCATGTCGGTCTGCGCTTCGGGCACGGGCAGGTCTTCGAGCAGGGGGAGGCGGGTTTCGCTAATCTCCTTCTCGTAGCGTTCGCGGTAGGGGGCGAAGCGGTCTTCGTCGATGACGACGCGGACGGAGCAGACCTTTCCGTCGATGCGCTTGCTGCGCAGGCCGACGCCGAGCATCTTGTACGTGTCGCCGCTGGTGTGGCCGAGGTACGGGCAGAGGCGCGTGTCGGCGTATCCGTTCTCGCAGATTTCGTTGACTATCCACATGGCGCGTTCGTCCAGCTCCTGCTCTGAATCGTTGAAGCTGATGTCGCGGTGGATGTCGTCGTCCAACGGCTTGTCGGCCCAGAGGATGGCGCTGGCGAGCATGAACGGGGTCATGCCGTACTGGTCGATGAAGTCGGCGAGCGGCTGCATCTGCTGCGGGGTTTTGCGGCCTGAGAACATGACGGGCACGAGGCGGCGCATGTTGGCGTCGCCGTTGCTGGTCGCCAGTGGATGGTTGCTTGCGATGACGAGCGTGGCCTGCGAGCGCACGTTGACGCTGTTGCGGCCGACGCTGCGGGCGTGGATGGTGTCGCCGGTGGCGATGCGTTTGATGATGCCCATGTCCTTGTCGGTGAGCATGTCGCCTTCCTCGTCGTACACCCAGTAGCGGCCGTCGAGTTTCAACGCTTCGTTGCCGCTTTCGAACACGCTGGTCGAGTTGAGGGCTTTGATGGCGATGCCGCTGGCCTTGTCGGGGTAGGCGTCGCCCAAGCGGCCGAGGAGGAAGCTTTTGCCGTCGCCGCCGTGCCCGTAGAACACGTAGAAGAGATGCTTGTACGGTTCGAGGAAGGGGGTTGCGAACATGCGGAGGAGGTTTTCGCGGCTCGCGTCGTCTGCGGTGAGCTGGGCGATGAACTTGTTGGCCTGTCCGACGATTTTCTTGGTTTTCTTGCTGTCGTACAGCCACGGGCTATCGTCCACGTACAGGTATGCGCCGTTTTCGTCGGCCTTTTCGGACACGACGCTGTGCTTGCCTTGTGGATGGAAGGCGGTGTCGCCGAACATCATTCCGCGTGTGAGGCGGGGGAGTTTGAGCGCTTCCGCCCGGAACATGGGTTCGATGTTGCGGACGGCGTGGTTTCCGGTGGGGAATCCGAACTCTTCGGACAGGCTGCTGATTGGATGCCACGTGTTGGGCATGTCGCCGCCGAGCCAGTTGGTGTCGCGGGCGTACATGGTTGTGCCGTCTTCGTTGAGGCGCAGGTCGCCGTTTCTGAGCGACCAGAATGCGTCGTAGTAGGCGTCGTCCCAGCGGGGCTTGCCGGTCTTGTCCATGACGGGCATGGCGACGGTTTGGAGCCTCGCGTCGGTGAACGTGTACTCGCTGTTCTGGTCGGCCATGGTGAGGCCGTTGACCTCTCGGGCGAGGCCGTTGGGGATATTCCGGTATGGCCTGATGTCGAGGGTTGGCGGGTCCTGCGGCTTGCGGAATGTGTGACACATGGTCATCTCCTCGTGGTAGAGTTGTTTTCGTTGGTAATCCAACCCTAGCACACTCGCCAAGAGTTCGCAACTACGGTGCGTCGGAAATCGTTTGGTTTCCACGCGACTTGTGGGCCGTAGGACGCGTAGGCGAGTGTTCTAGGGTTTTTTTTTGCCCTTTTTATGTGACACGACTTGACAACCATGCTCTGGGTGGTGTATACGCGCGCGCGCGCGCACGCGCTACGCGCTTTATATAGATAAAGGCCACCACCACCACCTATATACCCTTATATACCTACATTACATACTACACTTATTGGGTTTTGGGAGGCCATCCTCGTGCGCCCGCGTGATACACCATGACACGCCAAAATCAAAATCAAAAGTTATCCCCAACTTTCTGTGACCTCCACAATTCCTGACCAGAATTTATCACCCCTAATCTGAGTTCATCCACAGGATAAGCGTTGGAAATCAGCCAAAACCCACACACCAGCACGCCATTTGGCCGCTAGACGCCGTTCCCCGTCGAGCCAATCCACCCCAACATGGTCGCACAATGGTGGCGCGACGCCTCGAAACCGTTGGAACGACGCCGTAACAACGCCTTCACAGATGGTCTCAGCGCGAGGCGGGCAAATCTTCACAATTGCCCGTCATTTGCCGGTTCGAGGCGTCGAGCGGCCCTCGCGGCGTCACACTCAGTTCCGCCGTGGACGGGCTGCTCCCACAGCCTTCGAGGCGTCTCACAGAGGCTTTCGACGGGCGGTGTCACACAAATGGCTTCGAGGCGTCACACATGGACTTCCATTGGTTGGGCGCAGTCGCGACCGCCGACCGCGACGCCGTACGGGCCTTCGGCGGCGGCTGGCACGACGCTCGCCATCGCCATGCCCGCACCTGCCGGAGGCGTGACTTCCATCCGAATCGAATAAAGGCGTCTCTGAGCGCCTTTCAGCGCCGGGATGTAAAAGTACTAGGGTTCGGCGTGAAAGCCCGTCCAAGGCCCCAAAGAATGGCTCTCAGATGGTGCTATGACCAGTTCGGCCTCGTCGGCGCAAATGGCAAGGCGTGCGGTGAGGCCCCGCGCGTGTTGTTTTTGGGTACCCCCCCGGGGTATTGGTGGTGTTCTCCCCCTGCTGTTGGTTTGTTAACCGTGTTTATTTGTTGACTGGGTTCATGTGTTGACCGTGTTCATGTGTTAACTTGGTTCACGTGTTAATGTGGTTCATTGGTTAACGTGGTTCATGTGTTAACTGTGTTCATTTGTTGACTCGGTTCATGTGTTCACTTGGTTCATGTTTCAACCGTGTTCATGTGTTAACTGTGTTTACTTATTAACGTGGTTCATTGGTTAACGTGGTTCATGCGTTAACTGTGCTCATTGGTTGACGTGGTTCACGCGTGGCTCACTGTGTTGTTGGTATTGAGAATCGTTATCACGACACGCCGACTTGACGCATGGTGTCAGGTCTGGTATATTAAAAGTATCAACCAAGGAGGTATAAAATGCACAAGGCACTGAACGGCAAAGGATACATCAAGGACGGTGAGGGGGTGTTCGTCACCGGCGCGGGAGAGGTCTACGCCTACCGCGACGAGGAGCTGACGCCACTGACCGTGACTGACGACCCGAAGGGCTACGCGGATATCGCGAGCAGCTGGATCGCCTGAACCAGGGCGGCGCCCACAATGGGCGTCGCACCACCATTGACAAACCTAAGGAGTGATTGAAATGAACTATCAGGGAACGTTCGAGCTGCAGCCGTTGTACGACGGGCATAGGTCGTTCTACGACAAGGCGCTCGTGGAACGCTGGGACACCGAAAACGGTATGCGGTACGTGCTCAAGTCGTACGGCACCGTGGTCGCCCAGGTCACGCCGACATACGCCGACAACGAAGCCGAAACATACGATATCGAAATCAGCATGGACCACTTGAGCGCCACGACGCTGCGGCACGTCAAGGAATTTCTTGCGCAGACCGACGTTGTATTCCGCGGGATCACGCTGCCGTGGTTGCGCAAGGCCATCAAGGACGGCCGCCCGATTGACGGCCTGGAATCCATGTGCAGCACGACGTATACCGTCAAGGCAATGTGAGCGCGACACGCCGACATCGACAACACTATATTATAGTGATATATTAAAGGTATCAACCAAGGAGGCAACAATGGAAAAGCAGACATTCATCAATCAGATGACGGCACGCGGGTACGAGCTGGAAACCGTCGGCAACGGCAACGCGACCAAGGGCGACATCACGGTGCGGTTGGTGCCGCTCGCCAACTATGGCGTCTATATCGACACGCCGACCGTGACCGCGATAACCCGCAAGGGCGCCCCGGACTGAACGCACGCCACGCGCGTATCCGCAAGAATATTGCCGCCACGCGCGCCAACGACTGAAAAAAATCTTCGGGGGCTGGAACGTCCAGCCCCCGCCATTATGGAAAGAGGAAAAACAACAATGTGTGTCATTGTAACAGCGGTACCCGGCGCAATGCCGGAACCCGAAGACATCCTAGCCATGAGCGAAGCGAACCCGGACGGGGGTGGTGTCAGCTGGTGGGACGGCGAACGCCTGAGGGTGTTCAAGAACGTTGACCCGCTGAAAGTGGTTGGTTTCATTTACGGTCATTGGGATAGTCTCAAGCGCGCCCCGTGCCTGATGCATTTTCGTTTCGCCGCGCATGGCGCGGTTGAGCCGCGCAACTGCCATCCGTTCCATACGGATATGGGTTATGTGGCGCATGACGGTATCGCGTGCTGTTATGAAGACGGGCCGTACGCGTGCGACTCCCGTAACATGGTTGCCGCGTGGATTGATAGCGGATACGATAACACCGTGTTTAATGGTCAGGGGCTCGTGGCGCTTATTACCCCCCACGGCTGTTTGAAATGGCTTGAGGGCGAGCCGGTTGAATACTCGCATGGCATATGGGTTTCCAACATGTTTTGGCGCGTCTGATGAATTTTTAGGGCGTGTCGTGAGACACGCCCTGATATAATA